CTATCTTTGGGGTGCCAATCTTGAGGGTGCCAATCTTGAGGGTGCCAATCTTGGGGGTGCCAATCTTTGGGGTGCCTATCTTGAGGGTGCCAAAAACTATTATATGTCCCACGACATTTGTTTTGAACTAATAAGGCGACAAGACATCAAAACATTCACACCAAGAGAATGGGTGATTATCGGGCAAGTGGCAACACACAGGTTTTGTTGGGAAGAACTCAAAAAGAGATATGGCAAAAAGTTAATGCCGATATTTAAGAAGTTGAGCAAGGCGGGATTCGATGAATACCAAAAGCGCTATGAGAAAGTATTGAGAGGTAACTAATGTTCCCAGAGAAAGTTAGAGAGAATGGATAAAATAGATTTGACTTTGAGTATAACAGTAGAAACCAGAAATGATACTATTGAAATTCCCATAGGAGATGAAAATGCTTTTCAGGTTCGTAGTGATGGAATTTATTTAGATGGAACACTATTTTTTTGGGAAGATATAATTTGTGTAATGATATGTAATAGAGATTTTGCCAAATATAAATCGCAATAGAAAGGAGCAAAATGTTTAAAGATAAAGTTAGAGAGATAATTAACGAATTGGAAAAAGTATTAATGTCAACTTATAAGCAAGATGGCTGTGTTACTTCTGCAATAACAGAAATTTGTAAAAATAAAGCCCTCGCCCAGCTTCTTTCCCTCATGGAGAGTGAGCTGTTGCCGAGAATTACTCCAGAACAATTACATATTTGGTATTTAGAAGCTACGAGCAAACTTCATCCAGAGAATTTTAATTCTAATGCGCAGAAACTATATGAAGATTTGACAGAAGAGCAGAAGTTTATTGATAAATATATTGCCGATAAAATACACACAAAATGTCTACACGAAATAAAGGAAAGATTATGTCAAAAGGAGTAGAATATAATAAGAGATATAATAGAAAATATCCTTGGGTGTATCACCTACATTGTATTTTGTGCAGGGTTAATTATAAAACCCACAACTATTACAAAAGAGGAATAAAGAATTTTTTAACTCTTCATCAAATAAAAGAATTATGGTTTAGGGATAAAGCATATTTATTATTAAAACCAAGCATAAATAGGATAAATCCTAAAGAAAATTATACTTTTAAAAATTGTAATTTTATAGAAATGAAAGAAAATCGTCAGCATAAGAAGGTTAACCAATATTCCTTAGGTGGAAAATTATTAAGAACATTCCACTCTTTATCTGAAGCGGGAAGGTTTGTTGGACTTCCACCAGTTTGTATTTGGTATGCGTGTAATTACCATTATAGGACAGCCAGAGGGTATAAATGGACATATCACGAGGAGAAACTTGCCCCCCAACAATCACAGGAGAAACTATCAAAGTCCTAAACCTATACGCAGGTATCGGTGGCAACCGCAAACTCTGGACAGATGTGGAAGTTACCGCAGTTGAGAATAACCCCCAGATAGCCAAAATCTATCAAGACTTCTTTCCACAAGATAAGGTTATTGTGGCGGACGCACACCAGTATCTATTAGACCACTTTAAGGAGTTTGAGTTTATATGGAGTTCACCGCCGTGTCCGAGTCATAGTGTTTGTAGTCATTTCTTAAAGGGGCAAGGAATTATTCGTTATCCAGACCAATCTTTATGGCAAGAGATTATTCTATTAAAACATTTCTTCAAGGGCAAATATTGTGTAGAAAATACTAAGAGTTATTACGCCCCACTATACCCACCGCAAGCAGTAGGCCGCCATTACTTCTGGGCTAACTTTAAGATAAGTGATATTAAAGTGGATTACCAGATAGGCATAATGAATAGACAAGCGTCAAAAGAAAAACAACGCAAAGCAATAATCAGAGAAGCACAGATACCAGAATTTTTGGCATTACACGATTTGAAAGATTTTAAATTGTCTAACAAAAGACAGGTGTTAAGAAATTGTGTATTGCCGAAGATTGGCTTACACATCCTCAACGAAAGCAAAAGGGATGTGCAACCAGAATTATTCCGCACCCAACAATCACAGGAGAAACTAAAGAAAGGAGAATGAATGACATATCTAACCTTTGATTTCCGCTTGATTTCCAAAGACAACGAAAAGATATTCAATCGTGCTGGCCGACCATTCCTCTCTGCCAAGTTCAAGGAGTTTGAGAAGCGCGTGAGGCTGCATACTTTCTTGCAATATCATGGCAAACCACCGCTAGAAGGAGATTTGAAGTTAAGTGTGATAGCGCACTACAAGAACAAGGTGCATCCAGACGCTACCAACTTATTCAAAGGAATTTGCGATGCCTGGCAAGGTATCTTATACAAGAACGATAGGCAGATAAAGAAGGCGGAAATTGAGGTAGACTATGATGAAAAGGATTGGTTCGAGGTATTTATCAATGAATTGTAATTCGTGCGAATTTGGGGCATTTTTGAGCGATTGTGGGCATTCTAGAGGGTATATGTCAACGACTTTGATAATGTAGAGGAGGTGAATAAGATGAGAAAGATTATTTTGATTTTAGTAATGGCAACGCTGATGTTTGGTATGGTTAGCAATGCTCAGGCAGAAATCAATTGGGTGCATGGATACTATCGCACAGATGGAACGCCGGTAAGGGGCTACTACAGAGATACATCAAATGATGGTAATCCTTACAATAACGCAAATTATCTAGGTTACAATTAAAAGGAGAAAACATGAAACTGTTATCGTTGGATTTAAACATTGAGGGCCTAACCCTTGATGCGGAAACACAGAAGATATCTAACATAGAATTGGCGACTAGGGTAATAAAGAACATCATCTTGTCCTATGCCCAAAATCAAAGAGGTTTAAGCGAAGAGGAGAGAAGGAAGACTTATAAAATCTATGATGTGCTAGAGGAGGCCGTCAAAGAAAAGAAAACAACCGTAGAAATGGAAGATGATTGGTTTGGCTTCTTGAAGAAATGCAAGTTAGAATGTAAGTTATTTCCTGATACTGCGCTAAGAAGGGTGGAGGAGTTGATAGAGGCTACTCCTAACAGATAATGAGAGAAGGCTTCATATTCATGCTAGGTGCTTTCGCTTGTTGCTTCGTAGTGTTGATGACCTTGTTATTGGCAATGTTTTGTTTCAGGATGTTGCATTTATTGGCAAGCAAAGTTAAAAAGCATATAAAACTAAATGGGTTTCGAAAGATTCGCTAATGGATTTATAGAGCAGTTAAGAAAAGAGGGTAGTGCTGATCCAAAGGGTTGGCTATCTCTATCCGAGATATACGATTGCTACTCTAGGTTTTTCTATGTCAATAGAGAGATGTTGAGACCGAGTAAACTAGACTACCTCTACAACCTATCCACTATGAACAACCAACCGATATTCGAGACTAAGGAATTTACAGCAAAACAAAGACGAAAGGTATTTGGCAAAGGACAGGAGCTATACTACAAGAGGCTTTTGCAATGGCGTTTCGGACTCAAGAGAGGATTGATAGTCTACTTCATTGGCAGAGTTTTATGGTTGAGGCAACTGATGCTACGGATTGTGCATACGAGGATAGGCCATTGGATATTCTGCAAGTTATCGCACCAGTATGAATACGAGGAATAAAAAATGCCATTGTTTGGATTTGGTTTTGCTGGAGATTTATTTAAAAATATGAGGAGATAAAATGACCCCCAGACCGAAGAAGAAATTTACAATGGGATTGCCGCAAAAAGGAAACACGGAAGAATATATCAAAAATATGGGGCAACCAGATTAGACCATTCTTTAATTAAGGCTCATAATGTTTTGGTAGAGAAAGTTAAACAATTAGAGGATAGGATTAATATTTTGGAGAAGATGAAATGACTCGTCATTCCTGCATATATCTAAACCCCAGAGACTGTGTTATATTCGGCATAGAATACGATGGTTGTGAATGGTGCAAACCTTATTATAAGCGTGGGAATTTCGGTTGGTATATCAACAAGTGGTTTCATTGGATTCGGTGGTTAAGGAGACTAATTGAAAGACTATTTTAAGAACTTCAAATATGAGCATCCTGGTGATGTGATATGGCGATCCATAGAACTCAAAATACTGGACAAGCTCCTCAAAGGCTTAAAGGTTAAAGAGCCTATCCTTGATCTCGGTTGCGGCAATGGCGATGTAACTAAGTTATTATTCGGCAAGAAGAAAGTCTATGGTATAGATATTGTAACCGAATTCATAGATGACAGAACTCATTATGGCGATATAGCTAACCTAGATATCCCCTCGGATAGTTACGACACAATATTCTCCAACTGCGTATTTGAGCATATCCCGGAACTTGACAAAGCACTAAAGCAGGTAGCAAGGATCCTACGGAAGAATGGCCTGTTTATATTCACAGTAACCTCGCCATTCTTTAAGAAGAACCTATTGTTTAATAATCCTTTCTACCAATGGCTCAGATGCAAGCGGGCAGGAATTCATAACAGTTTATATATTCAGGAGTGGTATTGTTTGCTTAAGGTTTATGACTTAGAGATAATCAAGGCAGAATATTTTATGGATAAGCACTCAGCTTTATTATTCGATAAGATGGCTTGGATAAACTTTCTAGGGTTAAGTCATGAGAGATATAAAGAGGATATGAGGCGATGTTACGAACGAGACCAGGGCAGATGGGGTTCAAGCGGTATAGCTATGATAGCGAGGAAGAAGTGAGTGAAACTCGAAAATGTAAGAAATGTGGAGAAATAAAATCTTTGAATAATTTTTATGGGAAATGTTGTAAAGAGTGTACAAGGATATGGCACAAAGAATATAACAATACACATAAAGAAATAGCGGCATCACAAGAGAAAAGAAGAAGGCTAAGAGACAAGGAAAGATATAGCAAAGAATTTCCTAATAATAAAATCACAGGGAAGACAATAAATAAATTAGGTTACTTAATTTATTTCTTTGGTCGACATCAAGTATTCGCTCATATTCACAATATGCGAGTTCATTTAGGGAAAAATTATCCAACTAAAGAATTTAAAACTCACCATAGATTTGGTTTAGATAGGAATGAATGGTATGAATGCGAACTTATTCAAGTTGGGGGAAATTTTAGATCTCATAGACTTATAGATGAATTGAAAATTAAATATCAAGAACTTGAAGAGGCGGAAAAAAGATTTGATAAAGCATGGGAAATGATTAGAAAAAGAGAATTATGGATTAATGGATTTGTTAAAAAAGCATCAGGTATAATTGAGTTTTTATTATCCGAAGATATAGATAAAAGTAAATTAGAGCAGATGAGAAAGGAAAAATTTCATTATGATATTTCTAAGTTTATTGATAATAATAGAAATATTTATTAGGCTATTTAAGCTCGCCCCTAAAATACCCAAAGGGCAGAATATCTACGAGAAGTCAGATATACTGACGTATGCGCTAAAAGCAGATATCACTCAAACTGTTGAGACAACCGATGGCGAATCTTTTACCATAAAGCACAACGGCATGGGGCTAAGGGATGATGAACATACAGGAGGCCCAATCCCCTTACCTGGATACAGGATTCTTGCCCTAGGCGACAGTTTCACCTATGGCTGGGGCGTAGAATACGAAGAAACATTTTTATATGAACTAGAGAAATGGTTAGAGGTAGATATTATAAAGGCAGGGATACCAGGATATGAGATGCGGGACTGTCGGAAATTCTTGGGAGCATATCACGATTTCTACAAGCCCGATATGGTATTGGTATGCGTAGCGCCTAATGATGCGCTATGTCTAAGCGGCAAGCACAAGGTAACCAAAGACGGATCTCTAGTCTGGGATAACTTTTGGTATAAGCTCTCCTGGATATTATTCAGATACTCTCACCTGGCGCGGATAATCATTAAATTCTTCGCCCAACAGGAATTCCCCTTGGAAATAGATACTTACAAGATAAAAGAAGAGATACTGGCGATGAAACAGATTGCCAAGAATATTGTGGTGCTGGAGCTTCCCGATAGGGTAAACCCCAGGTTAGATTTAAGGGACTTCTGCAAGGCCTGGGATATACCGCACATCAATGCCTACTTCAACGATGAGAATTGCTTCTTAAAAGATGGGCATTGCAATATTGACGGCAATTACACAATAGCAAAATTAGCCTATAATAAACTATACAATGAGATATCAAGACAAACAGGCAGAAGTTAATTTCTTTATCAATTATTCCTACATAGACTCGGGGAATATAGAATATGTCATAAGCCAGTTACGTCCTAATGCTATCAGGATAGAGGGTAATATTCTAGAGGCGGGTTGCGGTAATGGGCATAATGGCAAGGTATTTCTAGCAACCTATCCAGATATAACTGTTAAGGGTGTTGACCTTATCTATGGGCAAGATATAGAAAACAGCGAGCTTTTTAATGATGATTCTTTTAACGTTATCCTCTCAATCTGTTTCCTGCATCACCTGCCCAATGTAAGGCGAACCCTGGATAACTTCTATTGGTGGCTCAAGCATGGCGGAATAGTAATTATCCTGGAACCCAATGGTTATAATCCCATATTGATATTAAGTTATTGGCTAAGAAGATTATTGGAATTATTTATAAAGAATAATATCTTCTCCACCACGCCCAATGAGACACTGCATACCATCGGCAAATATCTGAAGAAAGAAAGGCTTAAGCCGATATTAGTAAAGTTTGACTTCCTAGATAGCCCAGGCAACGACATAAGGATAAGGTTAAACAGGTTGTTCTGGAAACTAATGCCAGGAAAGTTGAGCGCCAATAATGTGATGTTGATACTGAAAAAGGGGGTAACGTGATTCAAGGGTTAAAGAAGCTATTTAAGAAACTATTTAAGAAAAGAGATTATGTTTATTATGTAAGTGGATTTATCTTGCAACATAATGGGGGCACAACTACTTTTGATGTTGTTACAGTTCAAGAATTGATTAAGACAGATAGGCAATTTCTTGCCATAAAGCAAGGAGTTATCAATATGCTGGAAGTAAAAGACGCTAATATCATGAGCATTTTTAAACTGAAAAGAACGATGAGCAGTAATGAACTTATGATTTACAAAGCGCAAAAGATAGCTGACGGAACGGAATGCGGCTTATGATAATCCAACGACTGATAATACTACTCTGCCTTAATGTAATCTTCTATGCTAGAACCATAAAATACAGATATGTCTCAGATGACATCGGCAACTACAAGAATCCCCCGAAAACAAAAAACCAATGGCATAAAGGCTGGCTATGGTTTATCGGCCTGTATAAGATTCATCCCAGGTACGATCACATCCTCACCCTAGCTATCCATGCCATAAATACCTGCCTGATATATATAGCCTTCGGCGCCAATGACATCTCTTTCCTAGCCGCGCTTTTATTTATGTTCAATCCCGCGACCAATGAAGGCTCTGTCTGGATAGCCGGCAGAGGATATACCCTGACCCTGATGTCATTTCTGTTCGTGCTGACAATACCCTGGCTAGCTCCGATATTCTTATTCGGCACAATCTGGTTCGGCATCGGATTATTCAACCCCCTAATCCTGCTAGCCACAAAATTCTGGTATCTGTTAGCCATTATGCCCTTGCTCTGGTGGCAGCAATTCAGGCGGCAGAAAGAGATATATATGCAGAAAAGGACTATTGAGGCGGTCGATGAGGACAAGGTTATCCACTTCAGGAAATTCGTCTTAGCTATAAAGTCGTATGGATTCTATTTTGCCCTAGCCTTAATCCCTTTTAAGATTTCTTTCTACCATAGCTACCTGCAATCTTGTTCCGGCAATGAGATGATGCAGAAGAGGGCGTATGACATGCGGGATAAATTCTTCTGGATAGGCATAGGCGGCTTGATTATAACCACATTGTCATTCCGCAGCCCATACTTCCTAGGCTTCTTTTGGTTCTTCATAAGCATAGCGCCATTCTGTAACCTCATGCGCATAAACCAGGAGATAACGGAAAGATTTTTATACTTTTCCTGCGTGGGCCTGATGTATAACCTGGCACAGTTAAGCATAGATTATCCCATAGTTATAGCCATATTCCTTACGATGTATATAGTCAAGATGTGGTTCTCTATGCGGATGTTCCGCGATGATTACTATATCCTGGAACACTCCATCGTAGAGGACTCCCAGTCCTGGTATGCCTGGCACATGAGGGCGCTCAAGCGTTGGGATACGCAGTCTTATAAAGAAGCGCTGATTATGTGGGTCATGGCTAGATTAGTCTCACCCAAAGAATTTAAACTGAATATGAATATAGCCATGATGTTGTTTCTTCTGCACAAGAAAGAAGAGGCGGAGGCTTTCTTAAAAATAGCCGAGCAGAATATTATACCGGGGCAGGAGGAAAGAGCTATACAGACAATCGCGGACACACGCAATGGGACTTATGGGGTAATCTCTTAAATGAAAATAAACATACATATAAAATATAGCCAAGCTTGCCCATACTGCAAGACTAAGAAGATAGCGCCTAAACGTAAGACCTGCGGTTCGCCTTTCTGCCAATACGCCCACCATATCCATTCTCTACGGGAATACTGGGGTAGATATTATGCCAAAAAAGAGACTAAGACAAGCAATGAAAAAAGGAAAATTATACTTTATCCAAATCATTATTTAATGAAAAAAAATAGATTGCTTAAAATGAAACAGGTTGGCGGAAAGTGCGAGAAATGTTTTGCTGAAGGAAAAGAAATCCATCATAAAGATGGTAAAAAAGATAATCATTCTTTAGATAATCTAATCTTTTTTTGTAAGAGATGCCACCAAGATATTCATAGAGGGAGGATAAATAAAAATTCAGAGTTCTTCCGTTTATATGGAATGACTCGGCAGCAAGTGGCAGAGAAGCTCAGGTGTTCTACTACAAGAGTATGGATGTTTCATTGTGATGGAGAATTAAAGGATATGTTGAAAGAGAAATAAACTACAATATATTATAAAAGGTTCTTGCAAGCTCTTTAGGATAATGCTTTACTTATCTTAAGGAGTTTTTTATTTATGAATACAACTTTTGAAGAAAAAAAGGCAACCAGAGATTTAGTGGATAAATGCAAGATTTATCTGAATGATAACTTCCACAAATTTAGCCAATATAATAAGATAAAGATTTCTTTGGCTATTTTAGCGAGGGCTTTGCCTAATGAAGTCGAGCAACATATCGTGGTTACGCACATGAACGACGTGGAAATCGGAGGAAGAATAAAGGAGTTCATCGTTGGTTAAAGTCCCAGAGTTACTTTTAATCCCAGACAAACTAATACCGATACTTGATAAATTCAACGAGCATCGGTATTTTCTTTTAGATGGCGGAAGGGGCGGAGGGAAATCACAGACCCTCGGCAGGTTTATTCTTTATCTTGGCGAGAAATACAAACTGCGTATTGTCTGCGGACGGGAAATCCAGAACAGCATACAAGAATCAGTTTATTCTTTGCTCGTGGATTTAATCCGCCAATACCAACTTGACTACGATATCCAGACTACAAAGATAACCCATAGAGAAACAGGCACTACCCTAAACTTCAGGGGCTTCCGGGAACAAGGCGCGTTTAATATTCAGGGAATGGAAGGCGTAGATATAACCTGGATTGACGAAGCCCAGGCCATCACTAAGACTACACTTGATGTTTTAATCCCCACTATCAGGAAAGAAAACGCTAAGATATTCTTTTCTATGAACAGGCATGTTGTTGATGACCCGGTATTCGAGGCATTCTCCACACGTAAGGACTGTCTGCATATCCACATAAATTACGATGAGAATCCTTTTTGCACAAAGGCGCTTATAAAAGAAGCTCAAGAATGCAAAGCGAAAAGTAGTTCAGACTATGATCATATATGGCTCGGCATTCCTTTAGATAAATCAGAAGACGCTTTATTCAGCATAGAAGAACTGCTTGCCTCTAAGAATAGTTATTATGAGCAAAGAGAGGGATATACCGCCAGGATCGCTGGTTTTGACATTGCCCGATACGGCGACGATAAGTGCGCCACGATAATCCTACATCAAAAAGGAGCCTTACATTGGGCTGAGGCATATTCAGATGAATGGCAGCATAAAGACCTAAATTATACCACAGGAAGAATCCTTATGACCTGCAATGAAGAAAGAGTGGACGAGGCGATGATTGATGAAGACGGAATGGGAGCCGGGCCCCTTGATTCACTTAGCAAAGGCAGAGGGTTGAATTATTTTAAGGGTTTCCGTAATCTGCCCCTATCTTTCGCGGATAACAAAGCCTATGCAAACAGAAGAACTGAGGCTGCGTATAAAACTAAGGAGCTAATTCTCAAGGGGCATTTACAGATAAAGAATGAAGACTTGATGAAAGAACTCACAACTATCCGTTATACCTACGACCATTATCAAAGGCGCATTCTAGTATCGAAAGACGAGATGAGGAAAAAGCAAGTCAAGTCGCCGAATTTAGCTGATGCTTTGTTTATGGCAGTTAGCTTAATAGGTGAAGTCAAACAACAACAAGATACACAATACTTTAGGCAACCAGTATATGCAAAAGAGGGGAATCTGTTTTCCCTGGGAGGGATTCGTTGATAATTCGTAATGAATTAGGACAATTTATAAAAGGTTCTAAATTTCCACATATGGAAGAGTTTAGAAAGGAGATTCGATAATGGGAGTATTACTTTCAGCATTTTTATCAGGTTTGACATTGGGAACAGTCGGAACAGCAGCCGCAGGGACAGGTGTGGCAGCCGCAGCAGGAGTGGCGACCTTAGCAGGCGCAGTCGGAGGAACAATGGCAAGTTCGTCGCATCAGCAGGCTAAGGCATCCAAGACAATGAAGAGTTTAATACAGATGCCAGAATCACCAGCATTAGCAAACGCGCAGGAAACAGCATTAGCGAAGACAAAGTTAAAGAGGCAAGCGATGGCTCGTTCCAGGTCTGTGTTTTCTTCACCACTAGGCATAGCAGGAGAGGCATCCACAGCAAGAAAGACCCTATTAGGAATGTAATGAGAATCGAGAGTTACACAGAACAGCGCAAAGATGATGTAATCCGCTTAGTCCGGGAATTCTTTGACGAATCCATAAGCGAATATAATCAGAGGTTTGAGCTGGATGCCCTCTACAAAACCATTGAAGAATACAGGCAACATTCATTCTTACTGATTATAGATGGCAAGTGTGAAGGGATTATCGCAGGGAAAGAAGTACCGACACCCTTAAGCAGCAACAAAGTATTCCATGAGATAATCTGGTTTGTCAGTAAGCCTCACAGGATGAGAGGCGTATTCTTATTGAAGCAAGCCATGCAGACATTAAAAGAACTAGGCTTTACACAAATAATAATGACACTGATGCACAACTCCAAGACAGATAAGCTATGGGATTATTATACCAGGTTAAATTTTATCCCATTCGAGACACACTTTATCAAAACACTTTAAGGAGCCACGATGCCCGAAGATAAACAACCCTCAAATAAGCCCAAGGCGGAAGAACTCATCAAGTGGTATAAGCAAGCGCTGGCATCCAGGCAGAACTTTGACAACTATTGGCAGACCTTGCATGATTACTTCTACATCGAGGCAGCGGACTACTCAAAGTCATACTACCCAGGCACAGAGCTAGACTCAACCTACCTATGGGATTCAACGACCCTGGAGGCAGGAGATGTACTAGCCTCAGGCTTTATGAACTACCTAACACCACCACAAAGCAAATGGTTCAGGTTAAGGGCGAGAAGCATAGAACTGGCGGATAATAAAAAGGTGGCGTATTACTTAGAAGATGTCGCTGAAGAGGTAAACTATACGCTTAACCGCTCTAACTTCTATGATCAGGTATTTCCCAGTTATAAGGCCAGTGGGGTATATGGTACATCAATACTCCTGGAAGAAGAAGATGTGTACGATGAGGCCAGGTTCTACAATATGCCACTAAAGCAAGTGGTGATTGTAGAGGACTCACGCGGCCGTATCTGTGAATACTTTATTGAGTTTGAGTATACAGCGCTTCAAGCAGAGGACAGATGGGGCAAGGAAAACCTCTCAGACGCCATGCAGGAAGAACTCAGAGACCGCAAGGGAGAGGCAAAGCATAAATTTCTATTATACATAGCCAAGAGGTCGCAACGAGACATATCCAAGTCCGATAAGAAGAATATGCCCATAGAGGCTACTTGGATTGATATTGAGGGTAAGAAGATTTTAGATGAGGGCGGCTACTTTGAATTTCCAGCCATGTGCCACAGATTTGATAAGAGGCCATTCATACCCTGGGGATTTTCTCCGGCTATGAAGTCTCTTCCTTTCGCTAGGTTGCTCAACGCCATTGCAAAGACTAATCTTCGGTCGATGATGAAGCATACCGACCCACCGATAGCCTTGCCCGAAAACGCCTTCATAATGCCTTTTAACGTCAATCCAAGAGCGCTTAACTACTACAAGAAATCCGCTATGGACAGTGGCAAGGATATATTCGCGTTCGGCAATTTTGGAGACCCTCAAGTCGGCATGAACGCGGTAGAGTATTACTCGCAGAAGGTAAAGGCGCTTATGTTCAACGATGTCTTTCTGACATTCTCAGGCATCGATAAGCAGATGAACAACCCTGAGATTATGGAACGGATTAATGAGAAGATGACAATGCTTGGGCCGGCAGTAGGCAGATACACTTCGGAAGTACTAAATCCCATAATAATAAGGACTATAGGCATACTATCTAGAAGGGGTAAACTGCCTACTCCACCCGATGAATTAATCAATGACCCAAACTATGAGATAGATTTTGTCGGGCAACTAGCCATGGCACAGAGGCGCTCTGAGCTTAACTCTTTAGCCACAGGATTAAGTATGGTCGGACAGATGGCACAGTTTATCCCGGATGTTATGGATAAGATTGCCACAGACAAAGTGGTAGATGAAACCTGGAATATCTTAGGCGCACCTGTAAGGGTGCTTAGAGATGACCAGGAGATAAGCGATTTAAGAGAAGCACGAGCAACGCAGGCAGCGCAGATGACTCAAACACAACAAATAGGCGCAGGGGCGCAGATAGCCAAAGACGCAGGACAAGCCACGAAGTCTTTTGCCGATGCGCAGAAAGGAGGCAAGTGAAGGATTTAAGCAATATCAATGATGTAAAGGCGCTGCAATCAGACTTGAGGGCAACATTTGAATCGCCTAGTGGAAAGGAAGTAATGTCGTTTCTAGAGGAAAGCTGTGGATGGTTTATCTCAGTATTCGACCCGATAAACAGAGACGCGACATTGATCAACGATGGTCGCCGCCAAGTTTTAGCTACGCTAAAGACACTACTCAGATTATCAGCAGAGGATATAGTCAAGGTTTACAAACAGCAAAGGAGTGAATGATGATAATAGCGGTATCAGTGGCAATAGCGATATTAGTATCGCTTCTAGTTATTTGCTTCTTAGGGATATTCTCATCTATAAACAAGGCGATGCACACAAGATATCGAGGATAAGATGAGTCCGTTCGTCTCGGAAAAGCAGCGGAAATGGATGTACGCAAATCACCCAGCTATGGCAAAACGTTGGGAGGCACATACGCCAAAAGGAAAATTGCCAGAACATAAAAAGAAAGGAAAAAAATAATGGAAAATCTAAACCCACCTGTGGACAATTTAGACCCAGCACAAGAACCATCAACATCAATAGCACCCGCAACCCCAGATACTTTTACCTGGAAGCAGAAGTTGAATCCTGACCTAGCTAATGCGCCAACAATGCAGAAATTCGAAGATACACAGGATGGATTAGGTAAAGCGGTAGAGAGCCACCTAAGCCTAGAGAAGTTACTAGGCCATGAGAAAGTGCCTATACCCAAGTCAGCGGATGATGTGGAAGGACACAATAGACTAGCCAAAGCGCTAGGCGTTCCGGACAAGGCGGAAGGCTATGGGTTAGCTGATCCGCAGATGCCGAAGGAATTAACAGAAAGCGGTATGACTTTTGACAAGAATAAATTTGCCGAGACAGTCCATGCTTTCAAGCTCACGCCTAACCAGGCAAAAGGATTATGGAAAGCGTATACCGAGATGAGCATGTCCGCATATACAAAAGCATTGCAGGAACATCAGCAAGGGCTTCAGCAAACGGTAAATCAACTCCGCTCGGAATGGGGAGACGCTTATGAGACCAATGTGGACTTAGGACAGACAGTAATAAATAAATTTGCACCAGACCAAGAGACTAATGATTACCTGACAGCAGTTCTAACTAGAGACCCCAGGGCAATTAAGTTCTTGGCTTCAATAGGAAATCAATTTGCTGAAAACAAAGTAGGCGAATTTGGATATAAGAGATTTAGCCTGTCTCCTGAACAGGCGCAGTCTGAGATAGACGAGATACTGAGAGACCCGAAACACCCTTACAATGATAGGACAGCTACTGAGGCGGAACATGAACGGGCGGTATATTATGTGAACGCACTTTATTCCTCTATAGCTAAGGCTAAAGGAGGTATGTGATGCCAGAGGGAAAACAGGGTTTCCAAAAAGAACATGG